CTGCCACACAGCGCATCAATCGTATTGATGTGCCCACCACAGTTAAATGGCTAGAACAGGTCACTGGCTTAAGCCTCATGGACACCATGGTGGGCAGCACAGGTAAACGTGAAACCAGTGGCGACATTGATCTTGCACTGGATGCCAAACTGATCACCAAAGACGCTGTGCTAGGCACCTTGGTCAACTGGTGCAAACAACAGGGCATTCCTGAAGATCAAATCATGAACAGCAAAGCCAAAGGTGGCAAGCCTGCCATGTTAGATGGTTGGATTGATCAGACCGGCATCGAGATTCATTTCAAATGCCCCATCAATGGCGATGCCAAACAAGGATTTGTGCAAGTAGACTTCAACTTCTTAAACGACTTGAAGTGGAGCCGGTTCATGCTTGCAGCCATGCCCGATGGCAGTGCATTCAAAGGTGTTGACCGTGCTGTACTATTCAACAGCATTGGCAAGACACTAGGCGTCAAAGTCAACGTCAACAGCGGAGTACATGACCGCGCCACCAACGAACTGGTCACCAATGATCCTGCCAAAATGGCTCACTTGTTGATTGGTCCCACAGGCACCATTGGTGACCTAGCTGGAGTAGAAAGCACTATCGCAGCACTACGCAACGATCCGCAACGTGACGCCAAACTGCATGACTTTGCCAACTATTTGAAGACCTCGGGACGCGAAATGCCCACACTGGAAGACAGCGCACATCCCAACAACTGGTTCCGTTATATTAATCAGAGACTCAAATAATGTTGCTTGAATTTGTACAATACTTGACTGAGGCAGCACGTACTCCGCACCCCGAAGACTTTATCTTTAGCGGTAGTGAAAGTGCCATGGATGCCATCAATGGTATTGTGAGCGCAATCGACCAGCCACAGACAGTCACTATCAAGTGGGATGGAAGCCCTGCTATAGTGTTTGGACGTAGAACAAGTGATGGCCGGTTCACAATGAACTATAAAGAGTACATTGGTGTGCCTGGCGGCCAAGTTACTACGGCACAAGAACTGTTAGATTTTTACATCAAAAACGGCAAGAATATTGAAGTAGCACGTAAATTAGCGTCTGCTTTTAACGCCGTAGGTTCGATTTGTCCCCCATCGTTCCGTGGCTTTGTACAAGGCGATTTGATGTGGACTGAACCCTTACAGCCCATAGAGGGCAAGTTTGTATTCAAGCCCAACCCACACGGCGTTACCTACAAGGTGCCTGTTGACACAGAAGTAGGTCAAAAAATTGCAGGACGACAGGTAGGCATTGCTGTACACAGCATGGGCACAGATGTAGAGAACAACAAAGAAACTCCACTAGTTGGACGTCACAGCATGAACGGTCTAGAAGGCCTGGCAGACAGCACTCAGTGGTGTACAGTATTTACAGGCAACATGGGTATCACCTTCAAGATGAAACGCCCTGTCAAAGTTGAAAACGCAGCCCGTGCAGCAGTTAATAAATTTGCAGCCCTAGGCGGCGACGACTTTCTTGGCAGCATTACAGGATCTAGCAAGGCCACACTACAGACCTATTATAATCGCAAGGTGACAGGACAAGCAGTTGGGCCCGAATGGCTACAGACTAAACTGAGCAAACCACAATATGCAGTGATTGCCAGTGACGAAAATAAACCCGTTATACAGGCATTAGATGCTGTGTACAGTGCAATAACTACGCTGAAAATGGCAGTTCTAGAACAACTAGAACCACAAGTTGGCAGCATAGAGCAGTATGTTGGAGACACGCCCAAAGGCGAGGGATTTAACATTGATACTCCCAGCGGATTTATCAAGTTGGTAAACCGTGGGGTATTTTCAGCGGCAAACTTCGCAGGAAGAGCCTAGTATTTTAGCGCAAGAGCTAAATAAAAGTATGCAGCCCATGAGGCTCATTTAATTAAAAGGAAAAACAAAATGGCAGTATTTACACGTATTAATGGTGACGCAGCAGGCGTCGTACAAGTTGACGCAGGTCGTGCTTTTGCTAACGCATCGATTATCAACACAGGTATCGCAGCACCTTTGACATCTTACAAGATTCTTTTGGCAGCAGGCGCTCCAAGTGGTTCTTATGGTAACTTGGCAGCTGAGTTGACAACTGGTGGTGCAGTTGAAACTATCCTACGTTGGGTTGAAGGCAATGCTTCTGTATTGGCTTACCAAGTTGACGGTACAAACTCAGCTGGTACATCACAAATCAACATCTTGGTTGAACGTAGTGGTTGGGCAACTGACTCGGCATTGGCTTATGTTATTCAAAGCGGTGCAGGTCAATGGGCTCCTGCAACTGGTGGTAACATCGGTGCTACAGGTAACATCTGGGCAAGCAGCAACAGTATCACAGTTACATCAACTGGTGGTATCAAACTAGCTTAATAGTTTTTATAACTATAACAAAAACCCACTTCGGTGGGTTTTTTGTTGACTAAATATTCACATGCAGAGCAACGTAGAATATTATCGTTTATACACCTTGGTTGATATAACACAGACCAACGTTACTCGCGGGCCCGATACACTAGAGCGTGAACAACAACGCAATTTTGACACAGTTCTGCAAGCCATCGGATTGATCACACAGCCACAGCAATTGGCACCTCCTGTGGCCACATCAGCACACATGGAATGGCTAGAGTTTGGAGAATACTTCCAAGGTGAACAGCGTGTTTGGGTATGGCAGTTTGCCACAGAACACAGTGACATATTCACCATTGGTACCAACCCTGTGGGACGCTTGGCCAACGCATTTGATCAAGTGCCCATCATTTGTGGCCTAGACGAAACAGCACGTTTCATGTTGCCTATTTTCTACCCTTACGGTGCAATTAAGAACATATACTTCAAAAAAGGCTACTGGGACATAAATAACGTATAAGATGCTACTGGCACCTACTCTGGCTCACTTCATGGCTCATCATTACGGCAACGACTCAAACAGCATCAACCCCTTTGAAAGAATAGATAGTGATGAAGCCAACTGAAATAGAAAAGCAGAACCTTGAGGCGCACGTAGAAATCTGTGCAGTGAGGTACGCCAGCTTGGAAACAAAATTAGACAACTTAGAACATCGCATAGACAAAGTCGAGTTGCATCTCATCGACATCAAAGACCGCTTGGTGGCCAGTTTGCAAACATCGCAACCGCAGCAACCTAAAGCGGATGCCCCTAAAGCGGATGCCCCCAAAGAGAGTGCTGATCCCTACAAAACCATGATTGCCATTGGCACCACAATTATCGGCGTATTAATTACAGGCATAATCACACTACTGGTCAAACTTTCCTAACATGCGTATCGTAGAACTATTAAATAACTTGACACTGCCAATAACCAACGAAGAAGCTGAAATATTGGACATGTTCAATGAGACCAAAGAACTACACAAGTCAAAGCTAGATCCCAGACATCAGCTCATAGCAAATCAACTAGTCAACAAAGACATACTATACAGAATCAATGAAAACGGTCGCATCATCTACAAAAAACGAATCAGCGGATCTAGCAGAAGTTAAAGCCATAATCAAGGCCACAGCTCTGTATCTGAGCCAATGGACTGAACAACAAATACATCAACTCAGCATAGGACAAAAAACGCCCTATATATGGCCCTTGGGAGACCTGGGCTATGTAGTAGGGCGTTATCGTGTCTTAAACGATCACGGAGTTTGGCAACTACGCAACAGCGACAACCAGTTGATACAGAACTTCACAGACAAGCTGAGTGCAGTGTTCTACACCTTGTGCTATCAAAGTCAACGCTACCATGTAGCCGACAGTATAGCACTGGCAGATGCCTCAGTACTACGGTTAAGAAACGACATACAACACTATGAATCCAGTGTAAAACGTGCTAAAATAGCAAAACAGTATGATAAAGCAGACATATGGACAGCACGATTATTTGATGCACGTCTACAGCTCAGTAACGCCAATAATCAATTGCAGAAATCTTTATCACACGCTAAATATATAAAATATTGGGAATAACAACCATGCGTTTATCAGAAATGAGCAATCAGCCTAGAGCTAACCGAATTAACCAAGTGGTGGAAAGCCGCTTTGGTTTCAAAATTGACTATGCAAACATGACGTTTAAGAAAGCCTACAACATCGTTCAAGGCCTTAATGAAACGTTGGACCGTGCCAAACGTACACACGGCGTACACACAGCAGAACAAAATCCACAGTACATGGAAATGTTCATGGTACGTGAAAGCCTGAATCGTTGGATGGTTGAAAATCGTCAACAGTTGATCACTGAAAGTGAAATGGCCAAGGCCGAAGCTACACTAGCAGCCAAAGACATGGTTGATAGTATTCAAGACATGTTGGAAAAGATCGGCAAAATGCAAAACGAACAGTTGCCGGCACTGTTAGACACCATCCGTGATCAAATTGGTGACCAACAGGCCGAAGCATTCAAAGGCGCAGTAACTCCATTGTTACAACAACTATGGCAACAACTGAGCGATGGACGTGCCAGTGCTGACACAGCAGCACGTCAGCTAACTGGCGAATCTACTCCTGACATGAACATGGGTGGTGACATGGGCGCTATGGGCGGTGCACCTGCTCCTGACGCTGGCATGGGCGACATGGCCGCTCCTGCGCCAGAAGGCGGCGACGAGTTTGCAGCAACTGGCGCAGCAGCCGGTGGTACAGAAGAACTAGGCCGTGAACGTCGTGGCATGGCAGAAGCCAAGAAAGCCAAACCAGACTATATCGATCTTGACAAAGACGGCGACAAAAAAGAGTCGATGAAAAAAGCGGCTAAGGACGCCAAGGCTAAAAAATGAGATATAAAGAGTTTGCCCTCTTTGAAGACGACTTTGACATGGGCGACGATATCAGCGCACATATCGAGGACGATGCTGACCACGAAGCCGATGCTGCCTTGATCGACACGCTACGTGAAATCCAGTTCAGTGCCGGCGACAAGAAGATTCCCAAAATCGCAGTCACTGCACTAATGAATTTGGTTAAAAACAAACCAGGCGGTGAAGCATTTGATTTGAACGCATTGGAAAAAGCCAAAAGCAACAATGACACAGTCAAAGAAATGATCAAAAGCATTGATGACAACGAAGATGGTGTCAAGTATGTGTTTATCAATCCTCCAGAACCAATTGAAGGCCCCGAAGCTGATGTAGGTGGAGCTGTTGGTGCAGGTGGCGGCGCACAGACTGCTCCAGAAAAGACAGTTAGCGCAATGGCAAACCGAGCACTAAGTAGTCGTTCATAATCACTAGACTTTTTGACAGAAACCCCTTATAATAAATATCTTATATAAGGGGTTTTTCTATGAAAAAGATTCTAGCATTACTATTAGTTACAATCAGTTTTGGCGCAGCAGCGCAACATGGATATTGGCGTCACGATGGACGTGGTGGCTGGGGCTGGGTAGCTCCTGTTGTTATCGGCGGAGCAATTGGGTACGAAATGGCTCGTCCGGCACCAGCAGTAATTGTGCAACAACAAGCACCAGTCATTGTACAGCAGCAAGAAAATTGCAGCCCTTGGACGCAGATCCAAAATCCTGATGGATCAATTACAACTACGAGAACTTGCCGATGATTTCACTAACTGAATCTGCACTGGAAAAAATTACAGACATATTGGCCGAGGAAAATAATCCTGCTGTCAAACTACGCACATTCGTGCAAGGTGGAGGCTGTAGCGGATTTAGTTATGGCTTCACACTAGACGAAGAACAAAACGAAGACGACTTTGTTATTGATAACAATGGTGTCGTTGTACTAATTGACAGCATGAGTATGCAGTACCTGCAAGGTGCCACAATTGACTACAAAGAAGAACTCATGGGCAGCAATTTTACAATCAATAATCCCAACGCACAAACTACCTGTGGCTGTGGATCAAGTTTTTCAGTCTAAGGAGACACAATGAAACTACGTAAACTTCGCAAGAAACTCTACAAGGCAATCTTTAGACACGACCTAGCCAAAGAACAAAAGGTCTGGGTCAAGATACTTAAAAAATCAATCAAACACAAACACACCGAAGACGTTCAATAATTATGGCATATTCAGACAAAGTATTAGATCACTACGAAAATCCTCGCAACGTTGGCACATTCGATAAAGATGATGACGATGTGGGCACAGGCATGGTAGGAGCACCGGCCTGTGGTGACGTTATGAAACTACAAATAAAAGTACAAGATGGAGTAATAACAGATGCTAGATTCAAAACCTACGGCTGCGGCAGCGCCATCGCAAGCAGCAGCCTCGTTACAGAGTGGGTCAAGGGAAAAACGCTTGACCAGGCACGAACGATTACTAATTCAGACATTGCTCAAGAGCTTGCCCTCCCACCGGTTAAAATACATTGTAGCATACTTGCAGAAGATGCTATAAAGGCCGCAGTGGACGACTACAAGAAGCGTCATGATAACGTTAACTGATGCGGCTCAAGCAAAGATAACAAAACTGATCGCTGACAAAGGCTACGCCGGTATACGCCTTGGTGTACGTACCACGGGCTGCTCAGGCCTGGCCTATGTGTTGGAGTATGCCAAAGAATACAACGCAGACCCTTACACAATAAATTATGCACAGCCCAACTTTGTGGTGTTGGTAAATCTCAAAAACGATGTTTACCTACGCGGTATGACAGTGGACTATGTGCGCCAAGGCCTCAATGAGGGTTTTGAATTTCGCAATCCCAATGAACGTGACCGTTGTGGTTGCGGAGAAAGTTTTAGAATATAATGCAAATAATCAAAGGCACAAATGGCTTTCCCTATGCTTGGAAAGCTGGTCGTGTTGAGCAACTTATAGTTTACATGTTAGAAAACAAAGCACGTGAGCAACTGGATGTTGAGCGTGTAATGATTATCAATCCCACTTGGCTGCACGAAACAAATCTAGCAGACCTCATTAAGAATTCCAGTCCTGATTTTATTATCTGTCATAACTTTGTAGATCCAGCAGTTCCAAAAATTTTTGAAGCAGTAGAGCAATCGGGATTACCGCATGTGATCATTGGTAATGCAGCACAGTATCGTATTGATTTTTGGGCCATGGTATGTGATCTTTACTTTCAACACTACTCAGAACAACAGTTGGCACCATTGGCTGATATGCGTAAGTTCATCTGTTTGAATCGTAAGCCACACGGGCACCGACAAGACCTAGTCAATAGACTATTGCCCTACAGTGATTTGGGCTACATCAGTCTAGGTGACGCTGCAAATCCCATTGTGCTAGATCAAGAGTTCTCACAAGAACAGGGCATTGACGACGAGTACAGCGCACTAGCTGCCGATGATCCATATGTGTCGGCACAGATACGCAATGATATTTTCAGTCTCGGTAATCTTGATTTTTGGAACCGTAGTTTGCTGTGTCTAGTAACTGAAACAGAATTTGATAACATCAATCCCAACAATTTCTTCATTAGTGAAAAAACATGGAAACCTATTATAGGTATGCGTCCTTTCTTTGTGTATGGACAAGCACCGTTAAGGCAGTATCTTAAAGATGCAGGTTTTGACATTTTTGAAGACCTATTTGACTACAGTCGTATAGATGAGACACTATACTATCCTCAAAAACAACAACAATACGCTGATGTAGCAGTAGCAGCAATAGAACAGATCAACAATGTGCCCGAAGTCTATGCTAGGTGTGCTGAACGTTGCCGTCGTAACAAGTACATATTTAGAAAATATGTTTACAAACAGTGGCAACAGCTACACAAACTAGATTTAACAAACTATGTTTGACGTCCCTACATGGTCCATGATCAACAATCCCTATTATGCACATACATCAGGACGTGATACTGTGTTGATAACCGTAGGTGACAGTTGGACCTATGGCGACAGTTTGGGCAATACCAAAGTTCGTAACGGACTAGATGATACAGACTACAGATTAACGCATGTGTATGGCTATCTAACATCTCAACAACTCGGCAGTGACTGGATTAACCTGGCCTTGCCCGGTGGCTCCAACACCTTGATGCTCGATTGGTTGTCAGCCCTATTGCCTACTGTAGAACATAAAATAGTCATCTGTACAATAACACTAACTGAATCTGGACGTCATGAAGATATCTATAACCTAGCCAAACATCCAACACAGCAGGCAGCATTAACTACAATAGTCAACAGTACATATAACAAGATTAGAAATATCAAGTCGCGGTATCCAACAATAAAATTTGTTGTTGCACACAACTTTACTGATCCTGTACCCAATGAGTTGACCTGCGAACGTAGCTGGCTTGAGGTCATGCTGGAAAAAAAGATTTCTAATAGCACACATCTTGCAGTCAGCGAATACATTGAACAAATGAATTCAAAACATCGTTACCCTGACGTACTAGAAGTAATAGATCGGGCCGAAAAAAGAATAACACTAATGGACAACTGTGCCCACTGTAACAAAGAAGATAGTCGTCATCCAACTGAACAAGGACATGTATTATGGTCGAAGTATATAATGGCACAGCTATAACAGGTTGTGTGACCGTAACAGATTCTGTGATTTATATCGACACACAGTATCTTTTACACAAAGACTTTTCCATGGAAGGAAAAGAATTTCTCATTGACATCTTTGGAAAGTATTATGCAGGACAACGCATACACACAGTATCAATTGATGGTGAGAATCTTGAGCACACCGGGTTCATTGCATTTTTAGAATATCTATGTGATATTTTTAATATCGATCACAGTCGAGTCACAGTCGAAAATATATCAGGCAGTACTGGCAAATTCAAACATATTCTCAGACCTCTAAGTATATTTTATCAAGTCAAACAGTATCTGCCAGAGGAGTTAAACCAGGATTTACAAAACGCTAAATTTGTGGGTACTTCTCTTGGCAGATTCAGTCCCGCTAGACTACAGTTGGCTTATCAAATTGATAAAATATTTCCCACTGATAATTACACAATTTTCCAAACACCTATTAGAGAAGTCGAACGCTATCTCAGCAAATACAGCAATCTGTACTCTGATGAATTAGAATGGATCCGTCAACATCAATTTGAATCAGATCTCAGGGGAAATAGTCTAAACGGAACAGTAGGTTGGGAAACTGCCTGTGCCCACTATGGCAATATATGGAACAAATACTGTATAGAAATTGTGAGCGAAACTGATGTACTGAGCAACTGTTGGTTCACTGAAAAGACTGCCAGATGCCTGGCAACAGGAAAACCATTTGTATTAGTTGCAGGACAGGGCAGTTTATCAAGTCTGCACAACATGGGATTCAAAACCTACAGTGATCTAATCGATGAAAGTTACGATCTAGCAGCAGTACCTGCCAGAAGAATAGATAAAATGCTAGAAAGTCTACGGTGTTTATATCAAGACCCAGATCGATCAAATAAATTAAATATCATGTATGATATTGCAAAACACAACATTTTACAGTATAATAAACTAAGAAAATTATGATTATCAACAAATACAACTATGCCGCTATCAAGAGAGAATCTGTTGACGGCAAGCGACACTATTGCTTGCCCGATGGTTCAAAGGTGCCCAGCGTAACAACTATCTTAGATAAAACAAAATCAGAAGAATCAAAACAAGCTCTACAAAACTGGCGCAAAGCAGTGGGTGAGCAACGAGCACAGCAGATTACCACAGAAGCAGCAAATCGTGGTACAAGGATGCACAGCTATCTTGAATCATACATTCTCAGTGATGACATGAAGCCCCTGCCTGCCAATCCGTTTGCACATCCGTCGTGGTTCATGGCAGCAGAGGTTATACTGAATGGATTCCAGCACGTGGACGAATTCTGGGGAAGCGAAGTGCCTGTTTACTACAGCGGGTTATACGCAGGCACCACTGATTGCATTGCTGTACATCAAGGAGTTCCCGCAATTATTGACTTCAAGCAGAGCAACAAGCCCAAGAAGCGTGAATACATTGGCGACTACTTTATTCAGCTGGCAGCATACGCAGCAGCACACAATGAAACGCATGGTACTGCAATCCGCAAAGGTGTAATTATGATGGCTGTTCAGCCCAAATTGCTAGAAGATAACAGCTATTCTACACCAGAATACCTTGAATTTGTTATCGAAGGTGACGAGTTTGACTACTGGACTGCGGAATGGATGAAACGTGTTTCTTTGTACTACTTGCAGAGTTAACGTTTAGCCCACCGTACCTTAGCAGCAGCAGCCATCTTAGCTCGATGCTCATCGGTAAAAGGTTTTGTCTTCTTACCAATTTTTGCTTGCGAAATTTTTTGTTTTGTGTCACTGGAATGTGTTTTGCCGAACATTGGATTATTCTCGCCAGACCTCATCAATGAATATTTTGCCTTGGTTTCGGCTGAATGTGTTTTACCAAACATTGGATTATTCTCACCAGTCATTGATTTAG